GAGGAGATGGTCGTCCAGTACAAGCCCGGCTCCCTGACGGAGCTGGAGGCCGCGGCCCGCTTCTTCCAGGATGCATGGGGGCGGACCTGGGTCACCCTCTGGACTGAGACCTACGTCTACGAGGTCCCCCTTGGGAAGACGCAATGGGAACAGGGCGTAAGACGACCCAACCCCATGAAGGTCGTTCCGGTAGTTCCGTTCCACAACAGGTCACGGCTCGTTGGTGATCCGTACTCAGACCTTGCCAACGTCATTCCCATTCAGGATGCGATCAACAAGATCACGTCCGATGCCCTCCTTGCCTCCGAGTTTGCCGCTTGGCCGCAGAGGTGGGTTACGGGCCTTGAGATACAGACCGATGAGAACGACAATCCCAAGCCTCCGTATGACGTTGGGGTGGACAAGCTTCTTCAGGCCGAGAACCCCGAAGTCGTGTTTGGCCAGTTCCAGGCAAGTGACCTGAAGAACTACGTCAATCTGATCAATCTTCTGGTACAGCACCTCAGTTCTGTATCCAGGACCCCGAGCCATTATTTCCTTGTGAACCAGGGCAATGCGCCCTCGGGTGAGGCCATTATCAGCGCCGAGGCCGGCCTTGTCTCCAAGGTCAAGGAACGGATGCTGTACTTCGGGGAAGCGTGGGAACAGGTCATCAGACTGTGCTTCCGAGTCAAGAAGGACAAGCGGGCTGAGGAATTCTCACTCGAAACCGTGTGGGCCGATCCTGAGTACAGGACCGAAGCCCAGCACATTGATTCACTCTTGAAGCTTAAGCAGCTCAACGTTCCGGAGGAAATCCTTTGGATGCGAGCTGGTTTCACCGCTACCGAGATCCAGGCCTTCCGCGAAATGCGGAAGGAGGACGCTAAGGAAGCGAAGGAAGTTGCTGAGCTTGGGCCCCAGGCCCCTCAGCCTGGTGCACCTGGTGGTGACAAGGCAGCCGCAATGGCAGCCAAGCCCCCTCAGGGCAATTCCGGCAACGTAAGCCGGAAGCTCAACGAGAAGAAGTAGCCGACCGAAATGGACGGCTTAGCTCAGACACCGAAATGGGATGAGAGCATGCCTGAAGAGAGCACGACCGAGACGAGCACCACGGAGACCACCATGACGACTGAGACGAACTCTCAGGAGCCGAACCCTCCGTCCACCCTCGAAGAGGCCCTCGCCCTCCTGGAAGAGGAGCGCAAGAGCACTACGAAGTGGAAGACCCTATCTCGTCAGAATGAGAAGAAGTGGGAAGACGCTTCTGCTGAGCGTGATCAGCTCAAGCAGGCGGGCATGACCGACGCCGAGAAGGCCATTGAAGCCGCACGCACTGAGGGCCGGAATTCCGCACTCAGTGAGATCAGCAAGGATCTGATCACCGCGGAGCTTCGTATACAGGCGGCGACTGCCGGCGCCACGCTGCCTGACTTCAAGTTCCTGAACCTGGACCAGCTTAAGGGGGAGGACGGCCGTCCGAACCCGGACGCTGTTAAGTCCTTTGTCGAGTCTCTTCCCAAGGCCAAGGAAGAGTTCCCGAACCTTCAGGGTGCAGGCAAGCAGACTGGTGGGGCCCCTGAGGTCACCACCATGGACCCGAACGAGCTTGCAGACCTCATTACGGACGGGTCCTTCATCTAGTCACGCCCTTTCTGTGAGCCCTCCCCCTCCGGAGGGCTTTTTTCATGCCCTTTGGAGGCCAATACATGGCTACTACGCATCACTTTAATCTCGACCCGAAGCAGGTCACGATTGCCGCGCTGGGTCTTCTTGATCGACAGCTCACCCTTGGCAGTCTCCCGGCCCGCTATTCGGAACTGGACTTCACGGGTGGCCTTGGTGACGTGATTAACGTCAACCGTCCGAGCCGCTCCATTCCGGTTCAGGAGACCGGTGTTACGGACATCATCAAGAATCCCATTACCGGAGACAAGAACGTCTTCGCTGCGTCCTCTGACCGGCCGCTTCCGTCGACTGCTCGTCGGGCCCCGAATGGCTTCATCAACGAAACCAGGTTCCCGGTTCAGTTGACGACCCTGGCTCAGAATGCTTCGGCTCTGAGCATGGAGCAGGTTGCTTTCGACCTGAAGAAGTTTGGTGGTCAGGTTCTCGCTCCGCTCACCCGCGGTATGGCTGAGTACTTCGATGACACCATTGCCTCATGGATCAAGGCCAACATCAACCGGACCAGTCTTACCACGGCCCAGAAGAACGCCATTGGTGGCGACGTTGATGTCTCCATTCCGGCCTATGACGGTTCCCGCGAGAATATGATGGAGCGCGCTCTTCGTCTCCGTACCGCTTTCGTGGATGCCCGTCTGGCCCTGCGCCGGGCCAACGTTCCGGATTCGGAGCGCTACGTCATCGCCGGCCCTGAGGTTGAGGCCATTCTTCTGAAAGACCCGGAATTCGTCGCGGTGGACTATTCCGGCGACACCAACGCCCTTCGTCGGGCCATCATCGGTAGCTACTACGGCTTCGATGTCGTGGTTCACAACAGCTTCGATCTGGAGATGTATTTCTTCCACAAGTCGGCTTTCCTTCTGGCCTCCGTCTGCCCGGCTATCCCGATGGGTGCCGTCACCGGCAGCGTCCAGAACGTCAACGGCATCGCTACCCGCATGCTGGTCGACTACGACTATGACCTCAAGGCGGACACCATCGGCCTGGACACGATGTATGGCTTCACCACCATCAAGGAAGACCCGGACTACAACGTCCGCGGGACCGTCATTGGTGAGAAGTTCGTCCGTGGTCTGAAGGTGAACATCACCGAGGTTGCTCCTACCCCGTGACCGAACCCTTCCCTTTGAAGGGAGGGATGACTAGTGGCTTTTGTCACTGTTGAAGAGGTGGCCACCCGTCTTGGGTGGCCCCTTACTCCTGATGAACAGGCTCGGGTCCAGGCCTTCATTGATGACTGCACAGCCCTCATTGAGGAGTGGACAGGGAAGGACTTCGAGCGGAGGACGAACCAGTCCTTCCAGCTTCCTGCGATGTGCAGCCGCTTCCTCACTGTCCCCCGTCGCTACATGCCGTACCTCACGGTGACCGCGGTTGCCTTCGAGGACGGAGTACCCCTGACGGACTGGACGTACAAGAACGGCTGCCTCTACCGAGAGGCTGGCTGGGACCAGGGACAACTTGTCACGGTCACTGGCTCCTGGGGGTACAGCCCTCTGCCGGCCACACTCAAGGTTGCTACCGCGGCCGAGGTCATCCGTTGGATGACCCAGACTCCTGGCCTTGCCATGGAACGGACTGGTGAGAGGGAAGTCGAACTGGACACCTCCGCCAAGCCCCAAGCTCTCTCCGAGGCAGCCAAGCAGGCTCTACGTCGTTGGAGGCCCTCGGTCGGAACGCTCTCCTTGCGGAGGGCGGACTGATGAGCCAGTACGACGAGGTCATTGAGGTCTACTCCGCTGCTGAGGTTCAGGGCACCTACACCGTGAAGAGAGACTGGGACCATCCGGTCCTGGTCCTTGCTTCCCGGGCCAGTGTTCAACCTGACCGCGCCTTCGAAATGCGGTCCCCTGAGAGGGACTTGGCCCAGGTTCGTCTTCATGTCTACATGCCGTACACGGAACTGGTGGACGACCAGAACCGAGTGAAGTGGCGAGGCGACTGGTACGAGATCGACGGTCCCCCTGGTCTCTGGCCCTACGGCTCTACCCGTCATACGCACCTGCTGATCTGGAGGGCGAAGAACGGATGAGAGAGGGAGAGTGCAAGATCACGATGCAGCGTGGTTGGGAGCACCAGATGCTCTCAACACTGGAGGCTGGGGCCCTCGTTGCTGAGGTCACTGGAGAGCTTCGGAACATGGTTGTCCGAGACGCTCCGAGAGCCAATAACACCAAGACCAACTGGAACCAGATCAAGAAGAACATCTCCGCCTTCGTCGAGAAGGACGCCAGGGGTTACTACGGCAACGTGACGATCGAATTGAACGACCGTGTTCGGCATGCCCTGCTCCAGGACCGAGGTTGGACCGACCGACGAGGACGCCGGCACCCGGGCAAGCGGTACCTGCGTGAAGTCCTGCTGAAGGCGAGGATCCAATGAGTCTCGACCCCATCGCTTCGGTCGTCCAGTTCCTTCGAGGTCTCCCGGACCTGCCTCCAGGCAGTGTCGTTGGTGACATGAACGCTCGTGAGGTTGGAGACACCACGGTCTACGTAGAGCACAACGGAGGCTACCGAGTTGTCCGAGACTGCATGGACCGCGTGTTCGTCTCGTACGAGGTCTACGACCTTGACAGGGAGAAGGCCGCGGAACTGGCCTTCCTCGTGCGGAAGCACCTTCTGACTGGTCTGCGTGCCGCGACCGTTGGGTCTATGTACTTCCTGGACGCTCACGACGAAGAGCTTCCGAACTACGAGCCTGACGCCAACTCCCGAGAGCACGTCTACTGCGGGGAAGTGTCCCTGTACTACGCCGAAGCCTGAGTCCTCACTTCTCCCACGGCCCTTTCGGGGGCCGTTTTTTGTTGCCCCCAAAGCCGTTTAGGAGCATCTATGCCTTCTGGAAATGCTGAAAAGATCCGGTTTGCGCCGGATGGAATGATCTATCTTGCCCCGGTTGGAGGCAGTCTGGTCCTGCCTACCGAGGTTGGTGACGGTCTGACCGCACCTGCCGGATTTAAGGCACTTGGATACGTTTCAGAGAATGGGGTGACCATGACCCCCAGTATCCAGACCACGCCGCTCCCGGCCTGGCAGTCCGCGGCTCCGGTCCTCTACAACGTCGACTCTGCTGCCTTCCAGCTTCAGGCGACTCTGCTTGAGGCCTCGAAGCTCGTCACTGAGACCTTCTTCGGTGCTGAGTGGCAGGAGGTTGTTGAGGACGTTGCCGGCACTCCGACCCCAACGGGTGAGTACCGACTGAACCTCAGCTCTCTGCCTGAGCTGAAGGAGTTCGCAATCGTCGTGGACTGGAAGTACAAGGCCATGGTTGCCGAGCGAGGCGCCATCACCCTCCAGCGGACGCAGAGTCAGCAGTTCGAGCTGACGATTGACGCCATGGACTCTGACGGCAGCCTCGGCTACGTCCTCACCACGGAGAACATGAGCGCCTGATTTTCTGCGCCTTTTAAGTTGATTCGAGACCCTGCCGGGAGGTCTTCAAAACCCCGGCAACTCTCTCTCTCACTCACTCATTGTTTCCAGGAGACCCCTATGCCTGCTGCGCGCAAGACTGCTGCACCGAAGACCGTGAATGCCACGAAGAATGTTGAGGCCGCGGCCGAAGAGGCGGCCGAGGACGACGAGCCCAAGTTCGAAGTGTTCGAGTACAAGGGCAACACCTACAAGGTTCCGTCTGACCCGAAGGACGTCCCTCTTGAGGTCGTCTACGCCGAGTCTGAGTACGAGATCGTTGAGGAGATCGTTGGTCCGGATCAGTGGCTTGAGTTCCGTAAGACTCGCCCGACCATCCGAGACTTCGGCAAGTTCTCTGAGCTGGTCTTCGAGGCTGCCGGCTACAACGAGGCTGACGCGGGAAACTGATCCTGACCGTCCGTGCTTTTCAGGAGTACCGGGATGAACTCATGGCGGATCTCCGTGAGTTCTTTCATGTGAACCTGAATGACTTCGAGCACGGGCGGTTTCCCGTTCGGGACCTGGTGGCGTTCGTCAAGTCCCTGATGCGCAAGCCGGGACGCTCCACACTTCTCATGGCGATTGATGAGACGGCTGTATGGACTCCCGAGATGTATGTCATGGCTCGGATCTCTGATGCTGCCGAGTTGAACAACTACCTCTTCATTCAAGCCAATCAGGCTGAAGACGCAGAACCTATCGAGGTTCCGCAGCCGATCCAACGTCCTGGTGAGCCGGACGTTCCCGTGCAAGAAAAGCCCAAACCAGAGGAGTTCGCGTCTGGCCAAGAAGTGGCCGCGTGGTTCGGCAAGATGAATAGTCTGTAGGAGGCCGTATGGCTACGACTGGCAGCGGCCGGGGACCCATCAAGGTCGGAAGCGGCTACATCGAAGTCTTCCCCAAGATTGACCAGAAGCGTCTTCGTGAGGCCAGGGCCCAGCTCGAAAAGCAGATGGGAGCCTCTGGTAAGAGGGCTGGAAAGGCCCTCTCCGAAGGCATCTCAACTCAGTTGGCCAATGTCCCGAAGAAGGTCGCTCAGGCCTCTCAGAAGGCCCAGAAGGAGCTTCAGAAGGGTGCTGAGGACTCCAAGAAGGTCCTGAAGCGCATTGAGCAGGAGATTACTGCTGCCCACGGCAAGGAGGCGGGTAAGAGGTTCCGTGAGGCCGCCGAGCTGGAGAAGAAGAAAAAGAAGCTCCTCGAAGGCACCTCTGCCGAGACTCGTCGGGCCCTTCAGACGACTCTCAGGGAAGAGCAGGCTGCTGCTCGAACGACTGCACAGGCTTGGCAGACCGCGGAGCGGGAGCGCATCCGGTTCATTCAGGACCGTCAGCGTGCTGCCGAGAGGGCAGCACGGGAAGAGGCTGCTGCTCAGCGCAGGGCACAGCAGCAGATGCGCGAGGAGATCCGACGCACTCTTGCTGAGGCTCGCACTGCTCGTCTGGCAGACCTTCGGGCCCAGATGGATGGGCACCGGGACCAGGCCACGGCTCTTCGGAACCAACTCAGGGACTATCGCCGGCAGATGCAGGACCATCAGCGGTCCATTGGCCGCGGTCTGACTGACCTGCGTACCGGTTGGCGCCGGCAGGGCGAGGCCATTGAGCGTCTCGGCACCAACATCACTGAGACTGGCCGACTGGTCACAATGAATCTCCTCGGTCCCCTTGGGGCCGTCTCAACGATGCTGTCCACCATCGGTGTTAAGTCCGCGGACATGCGGATCCTGGGACAGATGGGTCTTTCTGCGGCTGGAGTCTCCAAGCAGACTTCCGCCAAGCAGATGTTTGATCTCCAGCAGTACGCCATTAACACCCCCTTCAGCATCGACACGATGCACGAGTACCAAATGAAGCTCATTCGCTCCATCGCGGGCAATGACAATGAGTGGTACAAGAAGAACACCAAGGGCAAAGCAGCCAACCGAGCTGCCGAGAAGACCACTGACATCATCATGGCCATTGGTGACACGATGGCTCGGGCTGGAAACCTGGACCCGGAGATGTTCAAGCGTGCCATGTATGCGACTGACCGCATCATGGACATGGACAAGGCCCCAACTCGTAACATCAACCAGCTCGTTCAGGCCACCGGTATTCCTGCCGGTGAACTTGCCCGGATGTTCGGCTTCTCCACTGCCGGCGACTTCTGGAAGCAGGTTGGTACGCCCGTCGCCAAGGGTGGCGGCATCTCGGGTCAGGACATGATTAACAACCTCCTTAGAGGTTGGGACCCGAACTACTTCGTCATGGGCAAGGATGGTAAGCCCAAGATTGACCCGAAGACGGGTCAGCCCATTGTGAATCAGGGTGCACACAGCACTGCTGGGGGCTCACTCGGCTACGGCGAGAAGATGACCTCCGCCACCATCACTGGCCGGATATCCCAGCTCAAGGAGCGTGCTCAGTACGAGCTTGGTTCTCTCTTCGCTACAGAGGACGAGAAGACGGGTGAGTACAAGTACACCGGCCTTGGCCAGGCCATCATGGGTAAGGCCACTGGCAAGGACGACAACGGGAACACCATCTATGAGGGTGGTCTGCTTCAGAAGGTCCAGGAGCTTGGAGGCGACCAGAAGGACAACGTCTCGACTCTCCTCCAGACCTTCTTCTCTGCCATTGGCACGTTCGTTGACCAGATCCAATGGTTCTCGGACTGGCTGAACGCTCATCCGCAGGTCAAGGAAGTCTTCGCCAACCTCCTGAAGATGGCCGCGGCTGCACTCCCGTTCATCATCGCCATGGGTCTTCTGACCAAGACGTTCGGCAAGCTGAACAAGATTCTGGCTGCGGCGCTTTCACCTCTGGCAGGCATGTTCAAGAGCATGCAGGGAGCCGTGCGGACGGGCCGTCAGGTCCGGGCCGGCATGCAGGCTCGTAGAGAGGGTGGTTCCTTCCGAGAGGGTTACCGGGACCGTCGCACCGAGCTGCGTGGCGGAGACTCCCGCGGTCCTCTGGCCCGTACCCGTGACAGGGCTACCGGTCGGAACTCGAACCTGGACAACCTCCGGGGCCAGGTCCGGGACACCGAGGATGCCATCAGGCAGACCGAGGAGAGCATCACCGACCTCCAGCGCCAGATCCGAGAAGTCAACAGCGTCTCTATCCGTCAGCTCGTGGACCGGTTCGCCGGCACGGGCAACAGCAGCCTCCAGGGTGCCGCTCAGGGGGCTGGGGGTCAGGTCAACAACGTTACGACCCAGGTCAACCAGCTCAACCGAGCTGGTCTCGGCACTGTCTCTGGTGAGGTCAACGGCCTCCAGGAGAAGGTGCGGAACCTGCTCCAGGGCGTGAGGGATGTCAACTCCTCTGTTGAGTCCCTGGACGGCAAGAAGCTCACCTCCTTCAAGGTCAGCATCGACGGGGCTCACGGCACGGTCACCGATCTGAAGAACAAGATCGACGACACGGCCCACTCGGTTGGACAGCTCAACGGGAAGGGACTCGGCTCCCTCCGGGAGCAGTTCCAGGACACGACCAAGACGGCATCCTCCACCGAGAAAAAGGTGAAGGACGTCCGTAGCCGGGTGACCAGCCTCAACGGGGCAGGGCTCGGAAGTGTTCGGAAGCAGTTCTCTCAGCTCACGTCTGCTGCCAACGAGACCTACAAGACGGTCGGGACTACCAAGTCCGGTGTGAACGGCCGGATCACCACTCTCAATGGTCGTTCCCTGAAGAGCATCACCAAGCAGGTCAACGACCTCAAGGGAGCCCTCGATGGGGCTGCTGACAAGGCCGGCTCCCTCAACTCCGGTATCCGGGACGTCAACAGCAACTCGTCCCTCGGAGGAAACGGAGGAGGCAAGGGCAAGGGGAAGCGGTCTGCCACGGGCGGCATGGTCACTCAGCGGGACGCAGCCCGGTACGGGACCCTCCCCGGCTATGCGCCGGGCGTGGACACCATTCCGGCTGTCCTCTCTCCTGGTGAGGCCGTTCTTCGGCCCGAGGTCGCCAAGGCCCTCGGTCCCTCGGTCATTGACCAGTGGAACGCCGCAGCGATGCGGGGCGAACTCAAGGGCTACGCCAAGGGCACTGCCGGCGCAGGCATCTACGACAAGCTGAGCATGGGCAGGGTCGCCAACCTCTTCAATACGACGGTTGGCTTTGCTGGTGCTGGTGACCAGGTTGACCGAAGGGTTGGGTCTACGACCTGGCCTTGGGGTGCCTGGCAAGGCGGAGGCACCGCGGGTAAGGGTGCGGCTCAGAAGTTCAGGGCCTCCCTGGACTATTTCACCAAGGATCTCCCGGACATGTTCCGTGGAAAGCCCTCTGGTTGGGGCCAGCTCGCGGGCATTATTGCCGGCGCTATGGCTCCTCAGATGGGCAAGTACTTCTGGGATGATGTCTGGAAGGGCGAGGGGAACATTCTCGAACGAGGTAAGACCTACCTCGGTCACCTCTTCAGTCCCGAATCCATCTGGGAAATGCTGAAGGGCGCTGGAAGCGGTGTTTGGGACTCCATAAAGAGTATCGGGACCCTGGCGAAGGATCTGGTGACGGATCCTATTGGGACCATCAAGGACCAGACGAAGGCGATGATCGCTGACGTCACCGGAACTTTCGATGGATTCAAGAGTCAGATTACCGCTATTCAGGGAATCCTGAACAACCCAAGCGGGTATGCGAAGTCCGTCAAGGATGAGTTCTTCGCTCAGGCTATGGAGGCTGCTCCAAACACAGAGGGCCTCTGGGAATTCGCTAATGGTGGCATTGTCCCGGGTTACAGCCCGGACGATGACCGCGTAAGGGCTCTCCTGTCCCCTGGTGAAGCTGTCCTCCGTCCGGAGGCTGCGAGAGCGCTTGGTGTCTCCAACATCATGGCCCTCAACAAGGCAGCGAAGAACGGGACGTTGCCCAAGGGTGACAAGTCCAAGGTCATCATCCCGGCTCCGGATGCTGAGGCCTTCAAGAAGGCCGTTGACGTCATTGAGGGGTCATTGAACGAGGGACGCAAGTCCATCGAGGCCACCAAGGAGACGTCCAACAAGGCCTGGTCCGCCACCGGTTCAGGTGTGAAGTCGTCCGTGGACTCGACCATCCGGCCGGCCATGAAGCGCATGGTGAGTGAGCAGACACAGCTTGCTCAGTCTTCGAAGTCTGGGATGAACTCGGTAAAGACCGCGGTCTCTTCCGCAGCTTCGGGAACCTCGAAGTCCTTTGGAGAAATGAAGGGCGGACTGAAGTCCCTGGAGGGCTCCTTCAGCAATTCCCAGAAGAATATTGGCAAGTCCATGGGACGTATCCCTTCCTCGGTCAAGTCCAACGTTCGGGATGCTGTCGACTTCATCCAGCGGGCCATGATTTCACCGGTCAACAGCAAGCTCCTGGGGCCGGCCAAGCTCAGCAAGATCGGCAACCTTCCACAGTACGCAACAGGCGGTGTCGTTCCGGGCTATGCGCCTGGAAAGGACAGCGTCCTTGCCATGCTGTCTCCGGGTGAGTCGATCCTGCGGCCTGAGGTCACTAAGGCTCTGGGAGAGAACACGGTCCACGCCCTGAACCAGGCAGCCATGAAGGGGCGTCTACCGGCCTTCGCCTCTGGTGGTGTGGTCGGTAGCTGGGATGACGCTATCCCGGGCATGTTCTCGGACACCGCGGGCCCCATCCTGAAGAACCTCGTTGAGGGCTATCTGAAGGGTGGGAACACGTGGCCTGCCCGGACTGGTGGAGTCGGGGTCAAGAGGTCCGCTACGGCCATTGAGTCGATCCTTGAGACCAAGGACAAGTCCTTCATGGACACCATGATGTCTCCAGTCGGGGACATGGTGAAGCGCTGGACTCCTCTCGTGCAAAGGGTCCTGAAGGAACTCGGAATCTCCCTAAAGCACACGGCTCTGATTCTCCATCGCATCCGTGTGGAGTCGGGGGGTAACCCGAAGGCAATCAACAACTGGGACATCAATGCCAAGAACGGCATCAACTCCCGGGGCCTGATGCAGACCATTCCGAGCACCTTCGCCGCGTACGCCGGCCCGTACAAGAAGCTGGGGATTTACAACCCCCTTGCCAGCATTTATGCCGGCGTCAACTATGCAACCCATCGGTATGGAAAGAACTGGACCAGGGCCCTTTCCGGCACTCAGGGTTATTGGACTGGAACGCTTTCTGCGTCTCCGGGCCTGGCCCTCGTCGGTGAACGAGGCCCTGAGCTGGTGAACTTCAAGGGTGGGGAGAGGGTCTACAACAACCAGGAAACGGAAGACATGTTGGGCAGTGGACGCCCGATTTCCGTGACCGTTCAGGAGGCCAAGCACGAAACCACGCCTCAGGCGATCCTTCGAGGTTTCCAGTGGATTGACGCCATGTATGGAAACCGGCTCTAAGAAAGAGGTGGACGTATGCCTATTCCGGTGCTACGGAGGCCATCAACGGGACCCGTCCCAACGGGCCCTCAGCCTCCTCAACCGGTGCACTGGGGGCGGACGTACGTGTCCATCCAAGGGAAGAACGGTGAGGGGGAGGAGATCCCCCTCACCAACTTCTCCAACTCTCGTTGGCCGGGCATTGTGATGATGCCCGGTGCGACGGGTTTGGACGCGCCTCCCTTCGAGCTGCATGCAGATGACAGTCCCAACCTGGACGGTGGGATCTTCCGAGATGCCAGGGCTGTTGCACGAGAGATCATGCTGCCTATCTACCTGCACGGGATCGACCGGAGGACCATCCGGGATCTGAAGAGCCGTCTCGTCTCGAACCTGAATCCCAAGAAGGGATTCTGTGTCCTCAAGTTCATTGAGGGTGATGCAGTACCGCGGTACCTCCGCTGTTACTACAAGAGCGGCATGGAAGGTAGCGAAGCCGTGGACCAGGCCGGCTTCACCTGGAAGAAGTTCGGGATCCAACTCACTGCCTACGATCCGTGGTTCTACTCGGATGACATACAGGTTGCTCAATGGGATTTCGGTGGAGGAGAACCCTTCCTCTCCACCACGGAAGCCTTCTACCCTCTTCGGCTCAACGCCGGCATGGTGTCCGGCTCTGAAGTCATCGTTCAGAACCCTGGCGATGTAGAAGCGTGGCCCCGCTGGGAACTGACCGGCCCCATCAAGGGATTCAACTTTGAGAGTCCTGAGTTCGAACTTCCGAACGGTACAAAGACGAAGTCCTCATTCGGTGTAACTGCCCCTGGAGATGGCTCCAACACCATCCCTGGTGGTCGCACTCTCACTGTCGACACACGACCAGGATTCAAGTCCCTGAGGGATGACCTGGGCACCAACTACTGGCCCGAATTGGCCCCCAACCCCCAACTTTGGGCGATACCGGAAGGCGAGTCGACATGCACCGTGGACATCGTCCCCGGGTCTTCCACAGCAAAGGTGAGGCTGGTCTTCCAGCCGAGATACGAGGGCTACTGATATGGGATACAGGATCGAGGTACGTGATAAGGAGCTGAACCGAATAGGAGAGATTGACACCTGGATCCAGCTTGACATGGTGATCCAGTTCTGTGATCAGGGCTCTTGGAAGCTCCTGGTCAAGGCTGGCACCCCGCAAGCTGAGCTTCTCCAGAGAGGTGGCGGAGTCGCCATCTACCAGGATGGTGTTGAGAAGCCGATCCTGACGGGCCAGATTGAGGACTTTCAGAAGTACTGGACCGTCCAGCAACACTCCTCGGTGGGCTCCGTTTTCGTCGGGGGCAAGACGGACAACAAACTTGCCTTCTCCCGACTGGCCTTTGTGGACCCCACACTTCCTGTATCTCAGCAGTATTCAGCCAAGAACGACGCACGCCCCGTATTCAAGTCCACGGGCCGGCTCATCTGGTACGAGATGGAAAAGGCCCTGGGCGCAACAGCCCTGGTAAACCGTCGGGTGGCCGGCTTCAACTCTGGTCCTGAGCCGTCCTCGTTGGGCGTCCCGAAGGTTGACACCCTTCGATATGACGTCATAGGCGAGAAGCTTGCTGTCTGGTGCAGTGACAAGAAGACGGGTTGGAGACTGCTGTACAACCCCAACACCAGGTCAATCGACCTGGACGTCTACCAGCCACGGGACCTCTCCAAGTCAGTCCGCCTCTCCCCCGAGCTGGGGAACCTGCGTGAGTACATCTGGACCCTGTCCGCCCCCAAGGTGACTCGGGTCATTGTGGCTTGCCAGGGTGAAGGCAAGGAACGCTACATCTGGCAGAAGATCGACCCCGTTTCGGAGGCTGAGTGGGGCCTCCAGATTGAGCAGTTCGTTGACCGTAGGGACGTTCCCCTCAAGACAAGCAAGACAGGGCAACCTGAGCTGGTCACCAAGATTGACGAGTCCCATCAGTGGGACGACATCGGGACCAACCCGAATGGGCAGGAATGGACACCAGAACTTGCCGCGGCAAAGGCTGCTTACGAGGCGGCTGTTGCTGCTGGAGACCCCGACACTGACCCAGAATACGATGCAGTAATTGCAGCCATTGAGGCTGCCAAGCCGGTTGCCGTTGCTTACTACTTGGACGTCATTGAGCAGGCCGCGGACGAGATCCTCAAAGAGGGCGAGAAGTCCGGCAACTTTCAGATCTACCCCATTGACACAGAACAGATCAAGTTTGGCCGGGATTACTTTGTTGGTGACCTTGTGACCGTCGAAATCGATGGCACGGAATATGTGGACATGGTCCGCGAAGTCAACATCACTGTTGATGACGGAGGCAACGCCCTGACCGTGGCTCCGAAGATCGGTGAGCAAGGAAGTGGTGACCCTCTGAACCTCTACAAGACTGTTTTCGAGATGCGCGAGAAGCTCCGCAAACTGGAAGCGAGGATGTAAATGGCAGAAACTAGCTACCCGTTTGCCGAGGACACTGCTGGTGGCGGATCGAAAATGGTCTCTCAGGTTCAGTGGCAGCAGATGTCACATCTGTGGGCCTCGGACCGAATTGACTTCCAGCTTGTCAACTCTAGTTACTCCCAGAGCGCACTTCCCTTCTATGCCTCATTCAGTGGATCCAACATCATCATTCAGCCTGGCGCGGCTTGGATTGGAGGCTTCTACTACAAGCTCGACGCTCCTTACACGATGACGACCCCCACGAACAATGGGTCCCTTCCCAGGAATGACATCATCGTCCTGCGCCTGGACATGGCTACGGGCTCGGTCAACCTCGCCAAGAAGACAGGTACTCCGTCCAGCTCACCGAAGGATCCCCTTCCTCAGAGGACTCCTGGTGGTGTCTGGGAAATGCCTCTCTGGGCCATCACCCTTGCTCCGAACAACGGAGACAGGGACCTTAGTGACCGTAGGCGCTTCGATGGCCCTGGACGTGTCTTTGCTCCCCTCAACGCAGGATGGGTCTCCGAAAGTCTCCCTTCGGGTCAATTCCTGGTCGATATGGACGTCAACAACAACGACACCCAGTATGAAGGTTTCCGCGGCAGAGACGGCTTCATGGTTGCGCGCCACTTGGGCAGACGACGGGAATACACCCCGGACCTCTTCACCGTCTCGAACAAGCCGGCCTCCGCCAACCGCAAGGGGTATTGGAGGTACACCGCTCCGGGAACGGTGCAGTTCTCCATAAAGATCAGCAACACGAGCACAAAGGCAGTGACTACCACTGCATGGTCTATCGGCTTCACTTTGCCAGTTCCCACGTCCAAGGCTGCGCCTACGGTCCTTTACGGGTTCCTGGACAATCCCGAAAAGAGGGACGGCTTCCCCAACTTCGTCCAGATCGTTGCGAAGAACGAAGGTGGAGGCAACCAGAACTGTTACCTCCACTATCCCAACCCCGTCAGCCTCAAGGAGGGTCTCGATGGCCTGAAGACCATTCCTGGTAAGTCAGTGCTGACTATCACGGGAGCGTACGAGACGAACGACTTTGATTAATAGAAGGGGCTCACATGGCTCGAAATCTTTTTGGTGGGTCTGCCGCAGATGTGGCTGAGGACGTTGACGGGTCCCGAGTCCCTGACGCAACCGGTCTTGTCTATGACGGCCCTAGCCCAACAGCGACACAGCTAACTGACCTCCTGGACGCTTCCGGGAACCCCATAATCAACCTCACCTCTGACACACAGGGAATGGTGGGGCATTTTTACGGCCCTGACGGGGTCACACTTGTTTACGCTGACTTCGGCGCCGGCCGTGTAGCCATGACCCCAGTGAACACGGCCGGTCTCCTCGCTACGCACCTCACAGCGGACGACCCTCACGGCACCAAGGCTGATGCTCTTGCTGAGGTCGCTGCACAGAAGGGCGCAGCCAACGGCATTGCGACTCTGGACGCCTTCGGCCGGGTACCCTCCAACCAGCTTCCCTCCTCGGGAGGTGGCGGAGGCACCTCGGTCTTCATCAACGTCAAGGACAACCCATACGGGGCAGCCGGTAACGGTGTCACGCTCGACGACGAAGCCATTGCTGCTGCCGTTGATGCAGCCAACTATGGGGATATCGTCTACTTCCCTCCGGGCGTCTATCTCATATCCCAGCCGATTGACCTCTTCAAGCGAGGTGTGACCTTGAGGGGATCGCACTCCAACCTCATGGTTGGGCCTGGGATGGTGGCTGACGAGTGGCCTTGCTACCTCCAGGCCGCTCCTACGTTCACCACTGGGGCGATGATCGTCATTGTTGGTGAGGACGATGGTGACCACCCTGCCCTCAACGGAGAGCAGCGGATCGAAAACCTCATGCTGGACGGATCGAAGGTCACCACCGGCAACCTCGATGGCATTTACGCCAAGGGCAACGTCCAGAACGTTGTGATGAGGGACGTCTGTGTGCGGCAGATGCCGAACAACGGCATCATCACCGCGGGCAACGCTACAGACCAGTGGCCATACTCCTGGCGCCTGCACTCGGTCATGGTCGACAACTGTCACGCCAACGGGCTCGTCTTCGAGCGAAACACAGACCTCACTCTTGAGGACGTCCAGGTCATTGGTTGCTGGGCTACGGGCATCAAGCTGACCAACTGTGCCAACACGATCGTCACTCACAGCCGGGCGGAGTGGTGTGGCAACTACGGCTTCCACCTCACTGGAGGCTGGGGGAACTGGCCCGGTAGCGGATCCATGCTGATGTCTGCCTGTGAGACCGACCGTAACGGCTGGGATGGGGTGAAGGTAGACGCCAGTGGAAACGGCGCCTTCCTCATCCAGGGCCTCATGACCCGAAGGGACGGCCGCAACGGTGGTCCTGGTGGTGGAGGCTACGCCGGCCTGAGCCTCTCGAATCAGGCTCCAGTCGTTGTCAACGGTGTCACCTGCTACGTGGGCACGGACGATGCAGGTACCGCAGGAACCAGCCCTCAGTACGGCGTCAAGGTCTCGAACGCCAGAGACGTAATGCTGGACAACGCGATCCTGCACGCTGCCACTCAGGGCTACTTCACTGAGGGGACGAACCAGCGGATCCTTGTCGGCCCCAACGTCATGACTGTGGCCGGCAACAACTTCTCCGAGGACCGTCAGTTCCTCCCGGCAGACCTTCGAGAGATCATCGCTACTGCGCTGACAGTGAACAGCACCAAGCGTGGTGGGTTCATCAAGACCACCTCTTCCCTGGACCACGCTCTGACTGTCTACCAGGCAGCCACGTCCGGTGTAGACGTGGCCGTTGCTCTGAACGTCGTCTCTGACAACCCCGAGTCGAGTGCCATGTACCTCTCTGGCAAGGAGCTGAACCGAGGCACTCTGAAGGTGACACACGCCAAGCCGGCTGCTGACGACTCCGGGGCCGCGGCTCTGTCGGTCGACCTCGTTGGGGCTGGTACTGCTGCACAGGGTCTCTTCATCAACTCGACCATCGAGCGGGCAGACGGTGAGCTGGGTACCACCGGGAACTTGATCACGGTGAGGAACACCAAGGGCAAGGACGACTTCGTACTCAAGGCGAATGGCCGCCTGGCCATGGGCGGAGCTGTCGGCTACAACCCCACAGCCATGATTGATCTACGGATGCCCAGCACTGCTGTGCCGGCCCTAATCGTCAGGGCCGCCGGGGCCACTGGAGCCAACCTCACTGAGTGGCAGAGGAGTTCAGACGGCTCTGTCCGTACTCGGATCTCCCCCACTGGACAGCTCGTCACCCTCGAAACGCTCTACGCGGCTGGTGTCGGTCTCCAGGTGGGAGGTACTTCGTCCACCGCAGGCGGAGGCAGCGGAGTCCTGGGACTGACCAATGCAACTACGGTTCCGAACGCCACTCCTACCGGCGGTGGTGTTCTGTACGCCGAAGGTGGCGCCCTCAAGTGGCGAGGCTCAAACGGCACGATCACCGTTATCGCGCCTGCATAGTTGATTCGAGACCAATACGTCAAGGGCCCTCTTCCGAGAGGGCCCTTTGGCTTTCGCGCGAGTCACTTACGGGGGTTTTTAGTCAAGGGCAGGCACTTGCGCGCGAGTCACATATGGGGGAGGGACCTCAGACTCATGCTTGAAATTCTCAATTACGGAGGGGTCCTCGCCGGCGTTGCTGGTGCGATCTCCCTGATTGTCGCGTCCGTACGAACCAACTCCATTCGAGCCAACTCGGCTCGCATTTGGCGTGAGGAAGCAGAGGCACAGAAGACGCGTGCCGACCGCCTCTTTGGTGAGCTGGAAGAAATTAAGAATCGACTCACCCACCTGGAGGGCTACAACGCAACCTTGGTTGCTCTCCTGTCGACTATCGACCCACAGAAGCTCGAAGAGCTTCGGATGAACAGGGGGCTCTAATGGCTACACCTATGACTCCTACTCAGCTCCTCGGGAAGCTCAAGGAGTGGGAGGTTCCGTACAAGGAATACAAGGATTGGCGAACCCATAACAGGAACCACAAGGGTTCTTGGGGCCCTGTTAACGGCTTCATGGTCCACCACACTGGCAGTGACTCGAAGGACCAGAGGGCTCTTCTCTACAACGGCATTGCTGGTCTTCCTGGGCCTCTCTGTCACTTCGGTTTGGCACAGGATGGCACTGTCCACCTGATCGGTTGGGGCCGTGCTAATCATGCCGGCCCGGGTGACGATGACGTCCTGGACGCGGTGATAGACGAACGTCCCGCGCCCGTAGATGACGAGGCCAACACGGACTTCAACAGACACTTCTATGGCGTGGAAATTTGGTACAGCGGTAGCCATCGCATGACGGATGCTCAGTACAAGACCCTCATCAAGCTTGCCGCGGCTATCTGTGACTTCCACGGCTGGGGTAAATACAGCATCATTGGTCATGGTGAGTCTGGTAGTCCTGGCAAGTGGGACCCCGGTTACGCCCCCGGCAAGATGATGGACATGGATCCCGTCCGGGACGACGTCCAGGCAGCCCTTGACCGCGAGGACAAGCCCTCGACCCCCCAGAAGCCTGCCGAGCCCAAGCCGGTTGGAGGCACCTACACCGTCCTGGCCGGCGACACCCTGTCATCCATCGGCCGCAAGCTGAAGGTGGACTGGGAGGAGCTGGCGAAGGTGAACGGCCTCAAGACTCCCTACACCATTAAGCCCGGACAGAAGCTCAAGGTCCCTGGCAAGGTATCTGCCCCGAAGCCGAAGCCGGTGGAGTACGAGCCCTACCCGGGGGAGGCCTACTTCCGGAAGGCTCCGAAGTCGGAACTCATCACCCGCATGGGCAAGCGTCTGGTCCAAGAGGGCTGTGGGGTCTACCAGTCTGGCCCTGGCCCTCAGTGGACTGAGGCAGACCGCAAGAGCTACCGGAAGTGGCAGCTCAAGCGAGGTCACCGCGGCGCCGCTGCTGATGGCTGGCCCGGTAAGCAGACCTGGAACGAGCTGAAGGTGCCGAAGAAGTAGGTGACCGACGAGGGTCGGGTGCGGCCTCGCGCGCCCACCCTCGCCCATGTGTGCCTACCCACACGCGCCCCCGCGCGAGTCACTTACGGCGTTTCAAATATGGGTGGATTTCGCTGAGTTGTGGATGCCAAACGCAACTCACTTCTGCTGAGGGATCCGAGAGTTTGAGAGCCGGCCGAACCGCCGGCCTCCTTCCCCTGCATTTCGTGCCTATCAATCCGAGCCCTTGCCGGACTGGCCCGCTTTTCTCGTGTGAATGAATGGAGACGTGCCTATGCCCGCTACTCGGATCACTCCTACGAAGGTATTGCAGTCAGGGGCCCTGGCCCCCACCGACACAGCAGCAGACCTAGTGAACGGCAACGTCGTTGCCAATAGCGAGGGACTCAAGCTTCACGTCACGAACGATGGGGGTTCCCCTGTCACTGTCACATTCAAGACTTCGGCCACTGTGGAAGGCCTAGCCGTTGCTGATCTGACAGCCACCGTTGCCGCGGGTTCGACTCGCGTGTTCGGTCGCTTTAGCCGAGTGCTGTTCGGTGAGCAGGTGGAGTTCGCATGCTCCGCGGCTGCTGACGTCGTCGCCTACGCGTAAGGGAGTGAATGAATGAAAGAATGGACGCTCCGTCATGTAGTCCGATTCTCCGCGGCCGTTGCCGCGGGTGCTCCGGTCGCTGTAGCGCTACTCGACTCCCTTCCATGGAAATCTGCTGCAACCCTTTCCGCGGCTGTTTTGGTCGCCAGCGAAGTAGCGCAACGGGTTGAGAATGCCAAGACCCTGCGTGCCTACTGGACTACTCCCGGAGAGTAGTCCCCCTGTACTGAAGTCGGTGGAGACTGACTTCGGGTGAGATGAGAGAACGGGCTCCCTGATACGGACCCAAAACACAAAAGAGCCCCTGCCAAATGGCAGGGGCTCTTTTCTCATTTCTACCGCAGTCTAGCTATGTCCACCAGTGCCCACGGTATGAGCACTAGGGGTGACCACTTAACCAGTGCCCACGCTTCCTGAACACCCGAAACCCATGCGAACACAAACAGTGTCCACCACAACGCGAACACAGACAGCAGGATGACTGAAACACTTCCAGTCTTACCCTTGCTTGCCATGCTTTCTCTCCCCCGTTTCAGTCTTCCATTCTCCATCTGACCACTTCCGCACAAGGCCTGTGTACCGGCCCTGTACGTAACGGCACGGCTTGCGCTTAGGCATGTCCATGGGATTCACAGCCATCCCCCAGAGAGAGCTAGCTCAGGTTCCCGGGTGGACTCTGAGGTATCGAGCGTGAGCACTACGGGCGGTACAACCACCGGTTCGGGTTGAGCCGGCTCAGGCTCAGATTCCTCTGTTTGAGCCTGCTTTTCTGCCCACCGGTAAACCGTTCCGGGCCTACCGCGGCCGGACGTCACACCGGGTACCACGTCGATATCGCCCATACCCTTAAGTGCTGCACGGAGGCTTGCTGCTGTGGCGCGTGTCCCAAGACAACGCAGCATCGTAGAGTGAGGCACTTCCCCCTCGTACCGGGCCATGATTTCCCGGATGATTTCAGGCAGGGGTTTGAATGTCTTACCGGAAGACTTGACCGCGGCATCCTCGCGGACAAGCTTCTCTACACTCCGCATGCTGTACTGCACGAATGCCCACGCTGCGTTTACAGCCTCACGACTAATCGTCGTACGCCGTTCTGTGGCAGTGAGAACGGCAGCCACCCTCACAATCTGTTCGGGTGTCCGTTCGATGTAGCAAGTCAGGTGACGTGGCATCTCTGCGAGTTTCGCAAGGAACATCACGCGGAGTTCGTCGAACCTCTTACCCGCATCCTTGCTGAGAGACATAGTCCGCGGAGCAATCCGGGCCCAATTGTACGCCTCAGACAGCTCGGGTACCTCAGGAATGTATTCCTTGTGGTTGTAGGGCAAGACCTTAGACCCTTCAACCATGACTGGCAACAGTCGGTTGAAACTCCCTCCCTTGGCATCCCGAGGCTTGACATACTCCGACCACTCACCCGGAGTGATGTGTGCATGAAAGCCTAGCCGCGGTTGTTCAACCGTCATGCTGACTTTGGTGGTGGTGTGCCGAATGGTGACGCCGTCCCAGCACGAACGAAGCTTAGAAGCGAACGTAGGACACCGGTTCTGTCGTGACAGGTTCTCCCGCCACTCATCATCCACCACCACTAGACGAGTGTCCGTACCCCCTTCCGTCCCCATAGTTTCTTCCTGCTTCTCATACAGGAGTTGAGTAAGGGAGGGACCGGAACTCACACCCCCCGCGGTACGCGCTTCCAGGAACGAGCCAATAGCAGGCTTGAGAATGCCATGGGCAACCCTCAGAGCCGTTCCCTTGCATCCAATGGCACTTTCCCCCACGAGCACAGTCCAGACGACTACAGGGCGCCGGTTGCTTCCGTTGTACAGGGTCACGTGTCCGTTGATTGCAGTCGACCACAGAGCCAACATGGCAGCGTAGATACCTACCGGATCCGCCTCCGTGTGAGGCTCAGCCTCTGCCACGGCGTCCCCTATCGGCCCGTACCGCATCCCCTCGAATGCTTCGACGCTCACTTACCCTCCCCACGCGCCATGCGGGAATCCATTTCGGCCCCGTAGAAGTTGAGCAACACAGCCGCAGCATCCTTGACGTGATTGGGAGTATGAGGGTGGCTGTGGATATGGCTCAACTCCACCCGCGCATCCCTCAATTCGTCCATTGACTTGTGCTTAAGCGTGTCCAGCATTACTGACCCTCCCCAGGGTCTCCGAGAATTTGAGTGAACTGGTCTGCCCACTTCTTTTCATGCTCTTCGCACAGAAACCACGTCTTGCCGTTGAGCGTGAGTTCCATAACCGACTGTCGTGCAGTCTCGTCCTTCTTCCAGCATGCGTCGCATCCGTCATCGATTTCTTGTTCTTGCTCGATGACCACTTTCACAGTCACCCTTGCCATCCGTTCCCCTCATTCCGTTTGAGCTTCCATGAACGTCGACTCACGTTTCCGTGAGTCGACGAACACGGGAGTTCAGGCGGAGTATGCGTTAGGTCGGAACCACCCAACACAGAGCGACCGTCCGTCCTTATCAACGAACACGCGTCGAATCATGCCGTTGGGGAATGTCTTACTCAGACATCCCATAGGGGTGTCTCTCCACCCCCGGTAGTAGAAACCTACGCCGATAGGTTCCCCTTCCGGACTTCCATCCCGAGTGAGTGTGTGTCGCTCAATCACACTGCCTCCCTGTACGTCGTCGCCTTACGCTGGTGCAGGTATTCCTTTGTGACTGCCTTGACGAACAGCTTCGCTGCCATTCCCGGATCGGCATAGATCTGAGCCGATTTCCCGCAGTCCTCAAACACGGCCCTGAGTGCCTCCATACGGAGTGTGGAAGTCTCCAGCCATGCCGCGGATGCCGCACGCCACGTAAGGTCTTCCAAGTCGCTGATGTAGGCCTTCATTGCGCTCACTTGATCCCCCCTACAATCCGGGTCACACTTTCGGGACTCACGTCCTCAATGAGCATCCCGCTACCGCTTTGCAGGGTCACTGTTCCGTATCCCACCCCGTACAACCATGCTGTACGCTTTTCTCCATCCGGACCCAGGTACTCCACAATGGGAGGGTTCTTTGGATCGAATGCATTCCTGAGTTCCTCTAGGGTCACTCGCTTACCTCCGATTCTGGGATTTCATCTTCCGGTGGCTTACGGTGATTGCAGATAGGCCCGATTCTGGAGATACAGCACGCCCAAACCAGGTTTCCACTCTCATCCCAATAGGGGTACTCTCGATTCTCCTGCATATCGGTCACATCCAATACTTTCCCTCGGAGTGCCAGACTTCCCGCAGCACTCGGGTTACCTCGGACTCGATCTGTGACCACACGCGGAGAATGTCGGGACCGATACACAGATCAGCCATTCCCGACGCGCGCTTTCCCTTGCGCCATTCAAGGGCTGTCCGAATGGTCATCAGTTCCGTTTTCGTGAGCCTCCACACCTGCACATCCGGCAGGATGGAAAGGCTTGTGGTCATCTCCCGTGCGGCATTCACGTACTCCGTACCGGACCACACGTTCTCTTGGCACTGGAGTACCAATGCTCTACGTAGAACAGTGCGTACATACGCCGTACACATGTAGCTGTATGTGGGGACCGAATACCGGGTCTCGCCCTCCCTCTCAGGCTCACCCGACCATGCCTTGAGTTCCTCGATGTCCGTCACTGCGATACCCCTTCCAGTGCCCCCATGACACTTTCCTTGCTTCCCTCGGCTAGCCATTCCGCGTATCCATCTGCGTAGCGATAGGCGAACCACTGAGCCGGCTCACTGTCGTCCACCCTCACGACATAACCGCGATAGTCCGCGGCACCCTCCTGCCTCAGGTAGAAGAGTCCGTCATAGCCACCCTGAAGCCATTCGTGCATTGCCCTACCTCCTGATGTCAGTGGGACCGAGACCCTGCCTAAAGGCAGGGTCTCGAATCAACCTTGTGGGCATGCATCAGACGTTGTTGTACCGCGTGTGAGGCTCGTTCTCCTGTCGGTGCGCCTCACACCGAAGCTGACAGGAGTGATGCTTGTCCCCTCGGAACTCCGAGCATGCCCAATGGGTGGGAGTCTCCTTACAGAAGGGAATGCACTTCTTCCCTTCCGCGGCTACATAGCTGGAGTAGTGGACACCGATTCGGTTAGGCACTTTCGTTTCCCCTCGATTGTCTCTGCGGTGGACTACTCAGACGCTGTTGTGGCAACCCTGCCGGACGTACGAAACCTGAGCCTTGACGGACCGACGCTTACCGTCGTCCGTGTTGTCAGCCACCATGTCCCAGTAAGCAATACGTCCGGGCCGGCTCACACGCATTGCCTTACAGGGCCCGTACGAGTATGTACCCGCAACGACCCGCTCCCGGTAGCTGAGAGGCTTGCTGGTGGCCGTTTCGGCAGTGCCCAGGGTGATACCACCGACCAGGGACAGAACGGCCGTGAGAGACGCGATGAACTTACGCATGGTGTGTTGCCTTTCGTTGGTTGGGTGTGTTCAGCAGGAGTACGCGTCGAGTCGCTGGCATTCGTTGCTGGTGGTGCTCAGGACCCGTGCCTTCCAGTCATCCCGCAGGAATACATTGCAGCCGGCCTCTCGGCACTCCGGGCACAGTTCAGACTTTGTGTCGTCGCTCGATACCGTGACGTCCGGGCAGTCTCGGCATGCACAGTTCGTGTATCCGCTAGCCATACTCACTCCCCCTCCATTCCGAGATACGTCACCGTGGCGTTTTCTGCGGTGACCGGCGCAAGGTTCTTACGCCCCCATTCCCGCGCGCTTTCTGCCGCAGCCTCAGCACTCTTGGATGCCCAGACAACATGCGCAAACTTTTCGTCTGCCATGTCGTGAGTCCCGTTCCAGACAATCACTGCCCAGTACTTCCTCATGTTCTCTCCCTCAGACCTGAAGCTTGCCGTTGCGGTTAATCCAGTGGATTACCTGACACGTGTGCTTAATCGGGTGCCAGCAGGAATAGCACAGTGCGCGGTCTTGCTGCGTTTCGTACATCCAAACCAATTGCCCAGGGTCCTTACCTCCGCACTCAACACACGTGCGGTAGACAGCTTTACGCCTTGCCTCACGTCGCTCGAATTGCTTGCTGGTGCGTACTCGGAACGTCAGCATGGCGTTCATGTGTGGGGAGTTGTACGTGTCCAAATCCATGCGTACAAACTCAACGTGATGCACTTTGACGTGCCGCTTGAGTTCACGCCCGGCAGCCAACTTGACTAGCCCGATGCTGTTTTCGTCCCGAACAACCCACCACGCACGAACGTCGTAGCAAGGCAACGTCCCTACCTGAAATGGCGTTGACCCCGCATACTCCACCGTGATTAGTTCGTCTGCCATCCCTTTGCCTTTCGTCTGTGCCGATAGGGTCAGTACGGGAGCCGGCTAGACAGCAACAGCGTTGCTGTCGCTTAACCGGCCCCCTCTACTCACCCGACCGATTCAGCCGTGCCGGTAGTACTCCTGCAATTCACGCAAGTCGTTGTTCCTGAGGTAGTAACCCCATTCCTGCGAGACTCGCGCACCGTTGTTGTAGCGACGCTGCCTAAGCACCCACTCAGGCACGGTCCCGTCCGGATTGGGTGTGTAGCACGACTTAGCGTTGTGCCCCCCACCAAACAAGAGGTGGGGTTCCTTGACCAGGGAAACGCGCATGTATCCTCCTACCGATTCAGGTACTTACGGATGGACTGGCGAAACTTGCCCCTATCCCCGCGCTTAGCGGCCCTACGGGCAATGACTCGCCACTTACCGGGCGGTTGTCCGCAGCAGTGACAGCCACGTCCACCGGGCCCATCCGGGCACTGCCTACCGGGCATTCGTGCGTTCACTCAGTAGTCCCTTCCTGCATTTTCCCGCCCTAGGTCTCGAATCAACTTTGAGAGCGCAGAAAAGCACTCATGGCGTCCGACTGAGAAGACACTCCCAGGGACCGCATCTTGTGCTGTGCCTTTGCAGCCCAGTGACTAGGCCAGTCACTCACGTCCCGGTAGGTCTTGACCGAGGAGACGTCGACACCGACCAGCCACGCAATGAACCGTGCGTTCACTTGCTTCCCCTTAGTACAACGTGAATGGTTGACTTACAGCGACACTGATTCGAATGTCAAGAGTGGATCCCTGCGCCATGAATTCCTGTATCTCCACCGGAGATGACTCCACATAGGCAGAGTCAGAGATTCGAATCCAGTACGTGATGCGCGTTGCGTTCACTTTCCCCCCCTCACTCCGATATCCAGCGCTGGACTACGTAGACCAGACACCCGAGTACGATGAGCAGTGTCGGTGTATTGCTGAGTGGGTTCTCAGTCGTGAGTGTGATCACTTGTTGTCTCTTCGGCCGTACGAGCATTGATCTCTGCCACAACAGCAACACCCTCAGGGGTCAACTTGGACAGAAGAGTTCCGTCCGAGCGATACTCAATCAAACCCCTGTCCTTTAGTGCCCTCCAGGTTCCGGGAGTGGCGCCTGCCCACTTACCCTCAGAGATTCTGATCAGCGCCGTTTCCATTGCCTTACTGAGCCTCATGTTTTATGCCCTCTCAGGCTGCACGCTTGACGAACTTGTACGGGCCGCTGTCCCCGTTGCGGAGCATCAGTCGACCGTTCTTACTCCACCGGGTCTGGAGACCCTCGTAGAGGGCAGTGAAGGCCTCCGCGTACTCCTCGTACGCAATGGCGTGGTACTCCTGCCACTCATCCGATTCACTCACGTTGTCCGCGGTGTGGTGTTCGATGCTGTGAGCCGGCTCAACGTGCATGCCGGTGATTCCGGACAGGAATACGAGCGACATGACCACACCTACAATCCAAGCAAGCATTGTGTTTCTCCTGTGCTAGGCGACAGTAAGAGGGTGCCGGTACTAGACCGGCACCCGATACCGCTTACCTAGATGTCTTCCCGCGGGTAGCTGTATCGCCACGCAATAGCCTCTGTGGCCCCGTTCTGCCCGATCCTGTTGGCTCCTGCATTCCACACGATGCCTGCACGATCAGTGACGATCTGACGTCCTCTTGCCATCCTGGCTTCATAGGACTCAGGGGCCACAATGCGGTACTGCATCGTGGGATCATCCTTGTGCGTGATGAACATGGGTCATTCCTTACTCGCGTTGGGTCTCGAATAGGCGGAAGTAAGAGGACACTCAGCTTTCCTGAGTGCCTGATACCTCTTACCCTGCAATCCCTAAATGGCGTCAATCCACTCGTACCATTCCATGCCATCGATGGTGTAGTCTCCCGGCATTCCCGTGACGTCGCCTGCCGTGAGGGACACACCCTTACGGGACGCCAACTCGATGATGTCGGGAACCTCAGCAAGCCAAGGCTTGTCTTCCACGCGCTCAATCCGTGTGCTCACATTCTCTCCTCAGGTCTCGAATCAACTATGAGCGCAGAGTACTGCGCACTCTGGCAGGCGGAAACAAGGGGGCACACAGACTCTCCACTGTGTGCCCGATGCTTCTTACCTACTGGTCACGGCTGAGTTGCTTGTGCTCTTCAGCCTCGTATGCCAGTGCGTAAGGACTTTCCCACGTCCACCATTGCCCGTACTCCTCAGCACTAGCGAACGTCGGTCCGTCAAGCTCTTCTATGAAGAGCGAGTTTTCCATGACACTCCTCATGTGACCCGGTAGGGAGTAGACCTAACACACGTGATTCACATCCTCAGCCTGGTTTGGAGCATCCATCCCCCCAGCCTCATCCTGCCCTACCGTATGGGCTACGGATTAGCGAGACTGCCAGAGTTCATGCCCTGCATGCCGTTGCGACTTAACCCGCAGGAAGCCTCTTGACTCCACCAGAGTCGTTCTCACGTTGTGCTTGCCTACTCCCTACCGGGAGTCTGTGTCGTGCTTCCTAGCCTAGTTGGCAGGGCCGCTAGGCGCCCTTACTGCAAGGTGTGGTCTAGGCACAGCCGCGGAGGGTTTCACGCCCCCATACCTTAGACGCTTAGCTATTACGCTTTGGCGGTTTCATTGGCACGCTATGGAGTTCTCAAGTAGCGATGGCTGCCTTGGTTCGGCCTCTCGACCTAGCTTCCGGGCCTGTCTTCCGGGCTTCCCCTTCCGACACGAGAAGCATGACACATCCTGGGTCTCGAATCAACCTAGGGGCGCAGACTTCTTTCATTCATGCATGGGGGTCTGGTGGAGGGGCCGGCCCTACAGGGGCCCTACCTACATAGAGGAACGCGTGCGCGCGTATACCCTACCTACGGTGCATGCGTCAAACATGCTGGTCATGGGGCATAGGTGCATACACAAAGGGACACAAGACAGTGCACTGCCCTCACCGTACGGGGGCAGGAGCAAGCCTTCCTGCTACCCCACCAGGACGCAGGGTGCAGGGTGCTCGGGCCCATCCATGCCAGCCCTACGTAGGC